TATTAATTGCTTAACAAACCATACATCATTATTATGTGACATAAAGAATGGTAGTGCTCTATTTGACATTAAAGTATTATGAAATCTATCAGTGTGTAAACCCATATTAGTAACTCCTTATTTAATTGTTAGTCTTAAGTATCATTATATAGATATCTGTAGAGATTGCAAGTATTAAATGTAATTAAGATTAATAAAGTTTGATACACCTTATATACTGTGTAACAGAGCGCTCTATCATTTATAGTGTATTAAGAGCGCTCTAAGAAGAGACTAAGAGCAATCTAAGAGCTACTAAGAAGTATTAGAGTTATAAGAGCGCAACAGTTGTAACTAAGAGATAAACTAAGAGCATGAAGAGCGCACGAAGTAGGAACAAAACGAATAGATGCGGTCTCGTACCCTCATGTCTCAAGTAGTGTCCTTAATTATGAGACACTCTGATACACTCTGAGACACTCTTCATACTCTGTGTCTCACATGTTAGACTGTTGCGCTCTTTGATACTGTTACACAGTCTACCATCACAATGTTAGTCTTGCCTTACTTTCTAAGAGTGCTCTAAGACGCTCCGATACTACCAGAGCGCCAAGAGCTTTTCCCAAGGAGACCCGAAGGGGGAAACCGTAAACGGCAAGAGCGTAAAACTAACCACTCTTAACCACTTCATTTTATTGAGTCTGTTTATATATCACTAACACTCTTGGAGCTATATTAAACTACTGACCTAACGAAAGCATCCTTAGCTTCTAATAGCTTTCTAAGACCTACTGATTTCTCTGCACTATTAGGCAATACTTTATCTAAATGAAGTGCTGCTTCACATAAGACCTTACTAACTACCTGTAGGTGTTTAGGTAGGTGACTATATGTAAAATGCTTCATAATAGGATTCACAAACGGCTCTGGACTAAATGTACCACTCATTATTATACTCCCTCTCAAAATTCTAAACTTGTTTATATATCGTCATGGAGCGCTCTTGACTCTCTAAGAATGCTCTAAGCTTATTCTGGTCTACCAGTGTTACCACCCCACTGCTGCCCACACTTCTTACAAGGATGATCTATATTATCTACACAACCAGCACTACAAGGCTCAGGTATACTTTTAATAACTTTAAGGTATCTCTTCTTAAGCTGTTGATCTTTGACTAAAGCTACTCTCTCTGGATCTATGTGTCTTATGTTATTGAAGTTGCTTTTATCCTCTACGATTAACCTCTTAGGTGTCATAGTAATTATCTTCTTAACTACAAGATCTTTATATCCAACTCTTTGTGTAGCAACTCTATCGCCAATATTAAGTTCTTGTCCATCACAGTCTTTCATAGTAGCTCCTGTTATAATTAAAGGTTGCATAAGCAGCTTGTGCTGATCAGCTAAGTGACGCAGTAGATAACTCTACTCACTACAAGCTCTTATGCTCAGTTGCGGTAAGCTTCATCATACACCATCAGCGATGTAGAGAGGGAGTTCAAACCATAATGCAACTGCTATTTGTTATGATCTTCAAAGTACATCTTCTTTACGCTCTTCTTCGAAGTCCACTTAATCTTACTGTAATTATCAATATACACCTTAGATGGTCTGACATTATCATTCAAGACCTTAGAACTCTTTGCAGTGATATGATCACCCTCACCTACATACTTTACGTTACTCATTTGGTTCACCTCAGTTTGCTTGCTTCTTTAGCAATGTCTTTATCTATAGCTCTGTTTCTTTTTATCTGCTTGACAACTATCTCACATTGATCTGAATACTTAGCTAACTTATCTTCTATGAGAGTTTGTTCTACCTTCCAATCAGGAAAATTCCAATTAAGAGCAGCTCTTTTATTCCACTGAAGATCTTGTTCTCTTAAGAAATGTATCACTTCTTATCACCTTTTAATTCATTAAATGATTCTTTAATAGCTTTAGCTCTTTTCACTAACACCTTCGGTTTCATACCTGTGACTTGCATCCTGCCAGCATAATAGAAGGTGAGTACCGTTCCAATGACAATCCACATTGCATCTGGTATACTTGACAATCCTATGTTTATAATAGAAAATTGTAAAGGGTCAAGCCACGAGAGTGATATATAATAACATATAGAGAAGAAACCCAAGGGTCTTGGTATTCTGTTTATACCATCAATCAAGGAGTCCCATAATGTTCTCCCTTCTCCATAGTGCGTTCTATCGCTGTCATGAGCTATCTTGTAATTCTCTGCATCATGGTCATCTCTTGCAGATTTATCACCTACAAAGATCTTAGCTGTATCTCCAACTGCTTTCACAGTAGGAGCTATTAATGATCCCCAAAAACTCATGGCTTGCTCCTTTTAACTCTTATTCATTACAGTATTAACTTTACCTGTTCCACTATATTATCAATAGCTGACTCATCACCATCTATATAGTGAACTTGCATTGATTCATCAAGAAATATTTCTTTAATTTTATTATCTAAAGTAATTGCTTGATCAAGTGTCTGAGATCTACCTTTTGTTTGATAAGCTTTCTTCCTATTTAAGAAGATATTAATATTATCAAACTCATTAAATAACTCCATAATATGATCATGATACTTATTAGAATATATCAACCCTTGTATAATAGGTGAGTCAGTTATAATAACATCAACATCATTTAGTATCCACTGTCTGTGGTGCTGATTTGCTGATACTATATTTTGATTACCTAATTTCTTAAAACTTTCTTCCCAAGTAAGATCTTTTGCATACTCTGTAACAAGTTCTACATTAACACCTAATAACTTAAGCTTGCTGAACACCCCTGCCGCTGTTGTACTTTTTCCAGAACCAGGGCCACCATATAAATTTATTACCATATCTTCGGTCTCCTCAAACCTGTCTCACACGTTAGACTACATTACATAGAAACCTTTAGGAACCCAAGCTTCTTCAAATGCATCTTTAGGTGAACAATAAACATCATCTTTAGATAACTGTATGATATAATCACCAGCAACAGGTGCTTTCTGTTTTGCACCAATAGTAAACTCAAGGTAGATTTTAGATGCTCCACTACCCTGTGCAGAGTATGAGTATACTCCTGTCTTTATCTTTTCAATCTTACCCTTCTCTGATATCTGACAAGCTAATCTTGTAGTAGGCTTGTTTGTATATTCTCTTAGCATTAGATCTCCTTCCTAACATGTAAAGCTCAGGAGAGCACATGAGTCACCCTCCTGAACTATTTATTTATTCACCTATACAGGTGTAATAGTACTTGCTGTTGCCAGATCGTTAATAGCACCTTCAATGATATTCAACTGAGCAGTTATACCAGCAGCATCACCTACATCACCAGCAACAGTTAATGTAATAGCTGGTACTTCAGAAGCAGCACCTAATCTAATCCAAGGATCATCTGTTGCAGATCCAGTAGCCATTACAATATCAACAACATCAGTATCAAAGGCTACGTAGTAAGTACCACCAGCTTTCTTACCTGACTTGTTTGTATCATTTACATAACTATCTACATCAAGCAACTCTGCTTCTGTAATAAGTGACTGTGGCATTGATACTGCTACCATATCTTCCTGCTGTACTTGTGAATCTCCAATAACTGTCATACTCTTTGATCTCCTATAATTAATTATTAATACCCTTAAAACCCTGTAGGGTTTAAGGTTGGTTTAGAGCTTGATGCTCTTAATACACTATGATCTCTTGAGCGCTCTATACGCTCTTGACTCTCTTACTATACTATACTCTCTTAACGCTCTTATACTTCTTTTCTTTCTTGCTCTCTTTTTCTCTCTTATCTTATGCTGCAACCTAATTACAAAACCTACCCAAAACGATTTCTTCTCTTTACACCTACTGGCCTTTTACCGGACAGAGAGTTTCTGCCACCCATAGCACCAGCGGGCTTGTAATCAACCCCAAGCCACTTTCTACGGCTCACAGGGTCTTTCCATGCATTTATCTTTTGGATCTCTTCAGAGCGCCTTTTGGCCTCAATCATGACCTGTGTATCAAAGTCTAATCTTTCAATAACAAATCTAATTGCACCAGCCAGAGCATCAAGTCTATCATCATGCCTTAGACAACCTTTATCTCTGGTTATCATCTTCATCTGATGAATCAACCTGTACGTCAACTGAGTATTAGTTGGGTATAAACTTACACTTGCTGCATCTTGCTCTAATACAGATGGACTTATAATAAGTCTATGAGAGGTGAGTAAAGGTTCAATAACATCTATAATCCTAAGCTCTTTCTGTCCTGTCTCCCAAGCCTCTTCCATTATAACAGGATGATCGTTCTTAGCAAACAATGGCTTCAACATATTAGCATGAGCACCATTACCATAATTCTTTTCAACAACTACAGTTTTAGCATTATACTCTTTAGCTACTTTAACAAGCCTTACTAATTTGTCCTCTTCATAACCACCGGGAACTCCACCAATAGCAGCAATATAAACATAAGCTCCTATTAGCTTTATAACAGCATAACCCATCTCATCAGCATTCTTACCACCACCAGCAGGATCAATATACATGATTGTTTGCTCAAAAGGTCTAAGCTCATAGTCATGATTGACAGCTCTGTAGGTCTTAAACTTAGCACCAAAAGCTATACTCTGGTAGAGGTTTCTTGGATCATTAGACCACACTGGAAGTACTGGCCCTTGCTCTACATTGAAATCAGCTACTATTAAATTCTTTAACTTAAGTGGGTATCTTTCCTCATCAGATAGACTTGTATTAAGCATATACTGAAGTTGGAATTTAGCCTTACCCATTGATAGTTCTTTAGTGCACAGTAGTAATTCAGGGAACATCTCTGGACATGTAGGCTTACCCATATCTCCATTAAGACCACCACCATTTCTTAAAGATTGATCTAATATTAAATCATTCTTTATTATAGGTGCAAGTAAGTCACCATATGTTTCTTCTTCTTTTTCAGTTGGGTATCTTCCGGGCCAAACCCGAATAGCATAACCCCTTGCTCCTAAGTTGTTGTAAATAGACTCAACTGACTGAGGTGTACCAAGATAGATAATGTCACCGTCAGTGCAAATAGCTTCAAACTCTTTAGTGAGGTCTTCTAACTTCTCTCTTGCTCCAACAGTGCTTGAGTTCTTCATTGACTCAATATCATCAGCAATAAGTAAGTCAGCTCTGTTACCAGCTACACTTGCCTCTACACCCATACAAGCTACTGATGGTTGCGCACTTGTGCCCCTAAAGACCCAATGTACATCATAACCTTCAACAGATGATCTATCACCAGCACTACTATCAGCTCTAAGCATCCATAGAAAATCAAGAGCATCAAGCATCTGGATAACAAACGAAGCAATCTTCTTACTCATACCACCACCAGCCGAGAATATCACTACCCTTAGTCTTGGATTATGTATGAGTCTAAACACAGCGTAGATAGCTGTAAATGTAGTCTTAGCCTGACCACGCTGTGCTTGCACCATCCTATATAAACCACCACTGAATAGCCATTTACATATATCAGCTTGTACTCTATTTAGGTTTGGATTACCCTTTATTAAGGTATTTATTACTGTTTGAGCGAAGAGTAGGAAACCTGCCAATGTATTTGGGAAAGCCTCCTTAACCTCTTCAAGAGCTTCACGCATAGAGAGTTGGTCTTCTTGTGACATTTCTCTCTTACCCACTTAACCCTCCATTATATCTTTAAATTGAACTAAATTTCCCTCTTGCTTAGTCATAAGTGTCTTAAGGTCTTTACTTAACTTAGACTCTTCATCTTCTTCTGCAATGTTACAACCAATACCATTATACTCAACCCACTTCTGTAGTTCAGTGAGTTTCATATTATTTAATGATACAATTATAGAATCAAAGTCAAAATCATCTGCCATACTCTCTATCATAAACTCAAGCTTTGCTATAGCTTTTAATAGATAAGATGCTTTAAGTCTATGTAGTTTAGTAACAAGCCCATGAAGTTCACCTAAGTCATCTTCTTTTGCTGAGTTCTTATTACCCTTTCCCATCTATACTCACCTTCAACTCTTTTAGTGTTTCATTTAAATTCTCAACAGCAATAGTATTTCTGAGCATAGGTTCAGTCAAAGACATTTTAAACTCATACACTTCCTTGTTGTCTGCTTTAGTCGATTTTAATTCTTGTATATCAGAATACATCAATATAAGAGCTGAGATTATTGGAACTAAAACTCCAACTGTTGCTGATATTGTAAATTTATTCATTAAAAAACCTCCCATTCAATATCACTTGCTGCAACTATTGGGGTGTCAACAAAAATCGTAAATGTGGTTGCGTTGATTGTTGCTGTAGCCGCCCATACATCACCAAAGTCATCTCTTGGCCAAAATTTGACACTCCTTGGAATGTAGCCTAAGCCGTGTGTAACCACCACTGATGATGCCAATGAAGGTACTGTTGATACACCCCTTAAAGGAGTTTGATGATCTGAGGCATATAAAGGTGATAAGTACGTTGCATTTACTTTAACAAATGCTATAAAGTCGGCAATTTCATAAGTTAAACCTGCCCCTCCTCCAAATCTAATAATGCTATTCCCTGTAGATGTTGCCAAGGCTCTTATACCGATATGAATTAAAGACCATTCCCCTGATCTCTCTATTAGTATAGGCGACGACTCATTAATATATGCACTTGCGTTATCATATAATGTAACCATTATATCTTGAGCTGTTCCAGCCCTTACAAGAAAGGTAAGCGTCACGTAATCCCCAATAGAGAGGTTACCTTGTATTGGATATGTCCCACTTGTGCCTGTTACAGGAATGACAGCTTTTGTTCCAAGCGGTGTGTCCTCTATCAAAGATAACGACTGTGAAACTACAACAACTTCACCGTTAGAAACAGGGTGTTTTCTTTGTGAGTTTATAGATGAGATATCTATATTGTTTTGAATATTCCCTGTTGTGTTAGTGTCCAGATAAAATACAGGTTGTTTTATTTCCGATTTTCTTTGTATAAGATTATAGAATGTTCTTATTCCTAAGTCTTCAAAATTATCTGTAACATTAGCATAACAACCCTGAATAAACACACGACTAATATCACCTACAGGAGGAACACTACAATCTAAGTAATAGTTATCACCAATATCAATGGAAGAATCAGCAGCACTTGTGGAAAAATGAATTATAGTTCCGTAGTTCTTTTCAAAGTAGTTTCGTTTTATCTCAGCTTGACAATGACCACCTTCTATATAAATAGCATCATCTTGATTTTCCAGAAGATTATCACAAATTCGTATTGTTCCAAATGCACCAGAGTCACCAATATGTATTTTTGCGCCTTGTTCAGCAACATTAGATTCAAAGTTAAGACCACCTATTGACCCTATATCACCCTCAAAATATAACGCATAGTTCCCAGCATAAAAAACATTGTCATGTATATGTACATTATACCAGCCTGTATTTGGAACACCACCCGGAACTAATTCGCCATGTATAACTTTTTCAAAAGAGTTAAATTGATTGTGGTGAAACGATACTGGTCTTGCTGGATAACCCTCTGCTGTACTATAAAATGCAGATACAACACCTGTTACAACACTTCTCGCATCAAAAAATACATGATCTGTCTCTAAACCAAAATAATCTATTATAATGTCAAACAAAGATGTAAGACCATCTGAACCTGTCACCCTTGTTCCTGCAATGTTGTTATTAGGGTTCAACCATCCAGCAACACCTTTACCTGTTATCCTTAATCCAGTTGCAGCAATATTAAGTGTAACAGGATTATCAAACCAATAACTACCTTCACCAAACTCAAGTATACTTAGACCATTTGTAATAATATAATCAATTGCAGCTTGAGTTGCAGCATCATCATAAAACCCAACACCGGGGTCAGATTCGCCACGTTTATATGCTCCAAACATATCCGGGGATACATTCTTACCTTTCCTGTCCCTTACCCATCTACCTGTATCAACACCTATAACTTTTATTATAATACCATCATCATCTGCATCAGTTAATGTAGGGTTCCAGAAAAATGGATCACCACCTGAATCACCGGGATTATAGTATCCTAATAACTCTACATATTTTATCGAATCTGTATATTGTAATGTCCTAAGTATGTCTATATTATCTACAGTTACTATACCTTCAGTTGTTATTGTAATACCACTAATAGTTTCTAATACATAAGCTTTAGTGGCTGCGTCTTGGTCATCAACAGGGTCAGCAAGATCAAATATCCTATAATTACCCATAGATAGATCTTGCTTTGCATAGTATCCAATAGGTACAAACCCATCTAAAGTCTCTTGCATTAAGTAAAGCTGCTGTAGAAAACTATAATTTAAGTTATCTTGACCAAACCTATTACCTCTTGAGAAGGTGGTATATGGTGTAGTATCAGATGTTTCCCTCCTTATTAACACCTCTGCTTGGTCTGCTGGTGCAATTGCTAATGTAACCTGTGATACACCAGATAATGTGTATGATGTATTAACTCCATCAATATATACAAATATTGTATCTACGTCTATGTATTCGAAAGAAAATGAGAAGGTCTTAGTTGCCCCATCTCCTATACTCTCTGTGAAACTTAGAGCCATTTTTACCTCTCTATTGCATTGAAAGCTTGATTTATTCCTACTGTTTTAGCAAATGGTACTACTTGCTGTATATCTCTTATAGTTCTACCAGCAGCACCATCACCCTTTAATATATCTACTAAATCTACACCAACATCTTTAACATCAGATGCTAATCCAACTAAAGGTATTGAAGATGAAGATAAACCCCTATAGCCTGTATGTCCTGGTGCTGATATCTCTTCTGGAAGAGCGCCAAGTGTAGCAAGGAAATCTAATCCAATACCAACAGAAGCGGTTTGTCCCATACGATTGAAAACTCCAAGCACTGCATTAGTTCCTGTAAGATTGTTCTTAATAAATTCATCAGCATCCTCTCTTCCAATACCTCTGTTTAATGTGTTTATAGTAAGACCTAAGAAACCAAGGAAAGCTGAATGTAGCGCTATAGTAGCACCAGCTATTCTATCGTGTCTTATGTCATGTATTAATTGTTTCTCAAGTGACAGTAATGAGAAGCTTCTAAACTGTGTTAGTGTTTGACCTAACCACTTGTGCATCATTACAGGTGCTTCACCAATAAAAGGTCTTTGCATATCTCTTCTTACTAATCTATGCATACCAACCTGTAAGCGCTCTTGCATCTCTGCTGGCATCTTTCCAAAGTTAAACAACCTTATATCTTTACCATTATGGATATCTGTGGCTTTATTCTTAGTCATCCACACCTTAAGATCATCAAGGAAATCATCCTCAAACCATCCAGCATCTTTTATATTAGCTTCACTTAATGCATCACCAGCACCATCAACCCACTTCTTGATTTGACCACCAAGGCTACGAGCTGCAAGTTTCTCACCTGTGCCTTGAACAAGTCTAAATGCTGAAGTGATCTCTTGTATTCTTTTACCTTGAGCAAGTGCATTGTCCATCATAGCACCAAGACTTTTATCAAAACCAGCCTCTTCTAAGTTGTCAACTCTTAGTCCATTAGGATATAATACATGATCTTCACCTACATAACCCATAACCTCTTCAAGCTCTCTGAGATCTGTTCTCTTGAATTGGCCACTATATTTACCACCCTCTCTCAGATTCTTTGTTCCTTTGATACCTATTCCAAGATCGGGTACGTTTTCAATAACATTCTTTAAACCTCTGTTTGCTGTTATCCTTGCACCCTCTGGAATAGAAGCTATACCAACAGACTGTAATCTTAAAAATGAGGTGAGATCCCTAAGCCTACCTAAGTTCCTAACAAACGGACTGTGAGCATCTTTATTAACAGAACGTCCATAAAGTAAGTCAACTCCATCTCTTAATACTTGAATCTCTTCAGCTATGTTAGTCTGATTTAATCCTAAGTTGTTTGATTGTTTTTCAAGATCAGTTAAGAATCCCATAACCTGACCTCTTGTACTGAAACCTAATTTAGCGAATGCAGCGCCACCTGAAGCAGACCTTGTATAACTCTCAAGTAATCTTGGTAGGTCACTCTCAATAAGATCAACCATCTTAAGTCCATTGAACTCAGTCCTAAGATCAGGAAACAAAGAGAACTTAGCTCTATCTGATAGTTGTGAATTGATCTCTTTCTGCATTGTTGTGTCAAGATAATCTTGTATAACATCTTCATCAACACCGGCTTCTTGTAAGCCTTTAATCATAGAATCAACATCTTTATTGGTTGACTCAGCTATCACGTCTTTCATTGTCAATGTATTATTAAGAGATCTCTTTACATACCCTTCAGCTATTCTATCTGCAAGTTCTGGCTTTAACAGGTGTTTACCTTCCTGATAAGATTTAGATAATACTGATATAACTTTAGCTTCACCATGTTTAAGTGTTGCAGATTTAACAAGACCTTCATTAATAACTGTAGGTGCATAATTTGCATCAAGATCTATATTATCAAAGCCAGCCTCACCAGCATCTTTCCTGATTCTACCAGCTTCTTTCAATTGTGCTCTGACACCTTCAGCACCTTTTACAATACCAGTGTCAGTGAATGTACCGGGATACTTAACTTCAAGTATAACCTTCTTATGATAAGAGTTAAAATTCTCTCTTCTCATCAACGTTTTATATAAAGATATGCCTTGGTTTGCACCCCACTCTTCAAGTCCTTCATTCAGTCTGTTTCGCATTACTGAACGTATTATTGTATTATTGTTATGTACTCTTGCTGCTGCTGTAATCTCTGCTGCTGCCCCTCCTTGAGGTGCTTCAAATAAATGATAAGCAAATCCACGAATAGCCATATTATCAGAATTAGATAATCTTGTCTGAATACTCTGTATGTGCTTAGTGAATTTAGGTAGTATCCTCTTCCCTCTTAGATCTTCTGGCATATTAGCACCATCATGTGCAAAGCGATCTATGTTGTCTTCAGCTTTGATTACATAAGGTTTAAATCCAGCAAACTCAGCACCAACTGTTCCTTCAGAAACTTTAGGCTCCACATCAGGTTTAGGTGATATCTCTTTACCAGCATTAATTTGTCTCTTAAGTTCTACTTGTTTAAGAGGAATCTTACCTTTCCCAAAGAGCGCTGTAGCTTTAGCTTCATCTGATAAGTTATTGAATTTATTGAGATCTGTTTTAGATTTCTTAGCTATTTCAGCTTTACTCTTAATTCCTTCAAGTTCAGTAATTCTGTTAGTAATTACTTTCCTTTGAGCTTTTACTACACCAATTCTTTGATCAAGAGATGATTTAAATTTACTCTTGACTTTACTAACAGAAGCTTTAGCTTTAGATCTTACAGCTTTTATCTCATCAGCTTGAGCTTTCTTAAGTCTACTCAGCTTATCTTCAGCTACAAATAATTTACCTTCTCTCTTCTGAGTATCAGGTTTTCTTTCTATCTTCTTTATATTATCTTCAGCTTCTTTGATTCTTTTACTATAAGTAGCTTCTATTTCTTTAACTTTAGGCTCAACAGTCTCAGCAAATTCTGTCTCTTTCTTTAGGAAGGCTTCTCTTTGTACTGTCTCAGAACCTTGTGCCTCTCTAAGTAGAACATCTGTTTCATCAAGCTCTTTAGTAGCCTTTGCTATTTGCTTATCAACCTGACCTAATTGACCTGATGTTAGGAAACCTTCTGTCTCACGTGTGAGACTTTCTATATGATCGTCAACAGCTTTAGTAACAGCTCTTGTATCTATTGTATCAACTCTTGGTTGTAGTCTTTGAGCTTTCTTTGCTAAGTCAAAAGCTGTAACATTAGCTGCTTCTTCTGTGATAGTATTAGCAGCATGATCAATAGTTGCTTCAAGCTTTGGCCCTTTAGTAATAGCACCTATACCAGCACCTAATACAGCACCAGTACCCAAAGCAAGTATAATATCATAAGGTGAAGATTGAGTATTACTTTCAGAGAGTACAGCTTCAATAGCAGCATTCTCAATACCAGAAGCAGCACCAATAGTAGCTATTCTTGTAAGCCCTGTTAGCTTTGCTCCCTGTAATACACCTCCACTGAAAGCACCAGCAGCTATTGCAACAGGGTCTAATAAAGACATACCAACTGAAGCAATAATACCAGCACCACCAGCAGAAGCTATTATATTCTTTCGTGTTATATCTTCTTGTACATATCTCTTGCGAGCTATAAACTCAGGCTCAGACCTTGCCTCCATGATATATTTTGTGTCTTTAGTATCATAATTCCTATCAAGATCAGCTTGTACTTTATCGTCTACCTTCCAATCAGAATCCACCATCTTATCATACTGGCTTGAGTCTCTTTCAAATATACGACTGATAGCATAAGGAGACATTACATCTTGTGCAGCATTACGAACAACAGCGCTTAAAGGTGGTTTAACTTTATTAGACTTTGCTTGATTTTCAATGTCCCAAGCTGTAGGTGGCCCTGCACCTTTTATTGAATCGTAGTAGCTACCCATGATTACCTCTTATTTAAAATTATAATTTTTATCAGCTTTATATGTTCCTGTTTTATCTATATCAACTTTGAAACTGTGCTGGTTCTTATTACCATTTACCTTCTTAGCGAAAGCATCAGATACCTTCTTTGTATTAAAACCATAAGCAAACTTAATAACAGTCTCACCTTTCTTAACTTCATAAGACTCAACAACTGGCGCTCCTGTTATTGTAAGAGCTGCTTGGTTGTACATTGACAACCTTCTGTTAAGTAGACCTCTATAAGCCTTTCCACCAGCTTTTATATAATCACCAGCTTTTATCATAGCTTCTGCTGTGTGACCTTTCTTCATTGCTTTCATTGCATTGGGATTAGCTGGCACTGCACCAGCACCACCATTATAAACAAGGTCAGCCCAAAAGCTTCTCTCACGCTCTGTTAAAGCTTTCCACTCCTTACCTACTCTGGACTCTGCTTCAACATAAGACTTATCAAGGATATCTTTTGACATTTGAGAGGCTTGATCAACTGTAATACCATTCCATAAATCAACAGGAACACCTTGAATAGTAGGCCAGTCATTTCTATTAGGTGATATCCACTTACTCGGTATCTTAATTCCATAGCCTATTTCAAACTCTGACATTGACTTATCTTTACCCCTACCTTCAATTGACTTAAAAGGCATAAATAACTCTTGTCCTTTAACTTTAGTCATACCTACATTGTTAGGGTTCTCAAGATTTTTAACTTCATCTAAGTGCATGTTTCTTGCTTTATTCTGAGTTACTGGAACTGCTGTGCTTTCAGTATCTAACATACCAGCCCTATTCAACATATCTTCATTCCATACACTGTCATCAGGTTGTGTATCAAATTGCTCTGGTATCTTTAGACCATATATATCAGTCTTATCAACCTCTTGATGTTGAGGTACAGCAGGAGGTGTCCAATCTGGCTGGATAACCTCCCTCTTCTGCATCTCTTCAAAAGGAGCACCTTTAACACTTTCAATACTTTTTTCTCTTATACTATCAGGCATTATGAACTCCTTAGTCGATGAGATATCCTTCTTCTCGTAATCTATCTTTTTCTGCTTCAAGCTCTGCTTCGAATGTTGCTGTTCTGTCATCTTTAAGAAGTTTAGTGACTTCCTTTGCTGCAAGCTTTTGCTTTCTTCTTTCAACGTGGACTTTGAGATCAGCATTGTATTTTTGGAGATCTTGTAAGCTTGATCTTGTTCCGGGGATTGCAACATTATCTTTTGTTCTGATTTCAAAGGTTCCATTGGTAGGGTCTGTAACAGCAAACACATCATCCAAACCAAAACCAAAACCAGATATTTGATCTTTAATAGTATCTTGGTTTGCAATTATATAACCTCCAATTGCATTACCTAACTTCTCAGAGTGAAGTCCTGATAAATCAGTCAATTGCTGTGGTGAGCCTTTTAATCTCATATTACCTGTTATAGTCCACTGACTCTTCATCCAATTCGACACTACTTTCTGATATGCTTCACTATCTGCTCTTCCAGCCATAGTCTTCTGTCTTACTTCATCCATAAGGTAAGCATCTTGAGCAGAACTAAAGTCTGGTCTAAACCAAGCTTCTTCTTCACTTCTAATAGCATCAACAGCTTTATTAATTGTTTCAGTATTAAGCTTAGATGGATTTCTTGCTTCTGTCTGCGCTCTATCAAGTGCCTGAGTTAATGGCATCTGCATATCTCTATAGTGCATAAAGTTCTGTAAGGTAGTCCTCTCTTGCTTACCAAGCTTCTGTAGATATTCATCTCTTGCTGTAAGGGATAAAGAGTCGAGTACCTTCATACCTCTTGAAGCTGTTATAGATAACTCACCACCTTCACTCTCAAGTATCTCTGATGGTACGACCATTTTAGACAGTGCATTTAAATCAGAAGTCCAAGCATCAACAGTCATTCCACTTTTAACACCTAAATCACCATAGTGTTTTATAGTAGCTCTTTGCTTATTATCAATATATTCTGCTCTGTCCTCAACTGGTAATTTATTAGCCTCAAACACCATTTGATCGGTATTAACTGTTAATATATTATCCATTGCTTTCTGAACATCTTCAGGTTTATACTGAGAGAAATCTGTGAAATTCCAATCAAGAAGATTTTTAGTTATATTATTAGTTTTGAATTGCTGGACTGTAACTTTATCTTTTGCTGCATCTACCGAGTTAATATGAGAAGGTGTTGAAAACTTACCATCAAGATCTTTATTTCTATTTACATGAGCCTGTATCCACTGCTCTCTTGTCATACTACCATCTATATAAGATTGGTCTAATGTATTCCTTTCTTCATTAATCTGAATAGCTTTATCTGCAATAGCTTGATTCTTTAGATTCTTTTCAATCTGTTGGATCTTACCATTTCTTTCATAAAGGCTTGTATCTCTTTCGCCTTTATATTCTTTAGAAAGATCTATTAAGTTCTGGTCTCTTGTGTTATATATTGCATCAAGTATTACTTTATCTTTCTGAGACTCTGTTAGCTTAAGAGCTTCTAACATTGTATTAGTCTCATCTAAGACATTAGAACTTGGATTAGCAGCAGCATTATTCATCAATGTATCTGTTGCTGTATTCATCCTATCTTCTATTTCATGCTGTATCTTAAAAGTCTCTCTAATTACAGTTGGCTTAGCAATAGCTTCACGCATTGCCACTGAAGATAGTTTTTGTAAATCAATACTTGTTGTATATCTTTCATAGTCATCAGAGAGAGTTAGATCAAGCCCTTCATACTCCTTACGGATTGCTTCATCCCACTCATCTTCTGATACTCTTGTCTTTGCAAGTTCATTAAGTCTTGCCTGAGATGCTAAGGTTTGCTCTTTTATATTAACTGCTACATGAGCATCATATCCAGCTATAGTAGCATCATCTGTTGGAGCAAACCCTTGAAGCGCTCTTGATGTTTGAACAGCTTTATCAGCTTCTACTTTCTTTTTAGTTCTTGCTGTGAAGGCATCGCCAGCTACACCAGCAAATGCCGTAAGGGCGGTTATTGCTAAACTACCTTCACTTTGTCCCGGTTGAAAGGATGCCCTTGACCGAGCTTGAGATCCAAGATTTCTTTTCTTCTGTACCCTTTGTCCGGGCCTTACTCCAATCTCTGCCATAAGGCAACCTCCTATTATGCGTATTGTCTATTAGTATTTATTTGAGATGCATCTGTTTTTATATTTATATCTGTCTTTCTCTTAGGCACAGCTCTTCCAGAACCCTTTACACCACTTAGAGAACCAGCTAATGATGAACCAGCCTGAGCACCTTGTAAAGCACCCATAGCACCAGAGAACCAAGCAGGTCTTCTCAGTGTAGTATCATAATTTCTCTTAGTTCCAGCGTGAATCTCTTCAGCTTGCTTAACTACAGACTCTAAATTACGATCCTTATTGTCTGTAATCTCACTCATTCTACTTGAGAACCCACGACCTATATCTTTAAGAGCTAAGTCAACAGTTCCACCATAAGTACCAGTATGAGCAGCTCTTAGAAATAAATCACTTCTCTCAAGTAATAATTGCTTCTGAGCTTGTAATGACTGAGCATGACTTTCATATATAATATCATCCTCTACTTCATCAAGTTCACCATATTGCCTTATCGCATCTTCTGTTAATTGTTTATTATATGCATCTTGTGCTTCTTCGTCTGCTTTAGCTTGTGTGTAGGCTGAGTAACCTTGAGCAACAGCCATTCCACCAGCCATTATTGCTTGTACTGCCATTATTGTATACGCCTCCCACGCCTATTTAGATCACCATTATAATCAAAATCTCTTATTATTAATGGTATGTGACTATAAGTTTCATATGTTAAGGTGTATTTATCTGGTCTTTGCTTTATGGTCATTTTGTAAGTGCCTGTTGATATAGGAGCAAATCCAATTAGGTTATTAGGATTACCTAAAACCCTTGGTGTTAAGTTCTTTGTTCTTATTGAACCAGAGTTCTTTTCAACCCTTGCCACTACATCACCAGATGAATCATAATTAAGATAAAATGATTTAACTTTAAACTTATCAAGATTAAGTGCCTGTCCACCCTCATCATGTGGTATTGGATTAGTAGGTGTGTATGAACATAAATACCTCTGTCCTATAACAACAGCAACAGGATCTCCTGTGTCTGTGAGATCTTCATCTGTGTATAAATAGCCACCTTCTCTATAAATATCTATTGCAACACCAATATCCTCTTCATATGCACCTGTTGATCTAATACAAAGAATCTCTTCTATATCTAATCCGGGAAACGGATCTAACACTCTATACCTCTCACTGAACAACTCCATATCGTCTTCTATCTTCCTGTCAGCTCTTACAGAGAAATCTAATCCATCATCATCAGGTGAGCCTATATTCATCTTCTCTGAATAAACACTTCCATCTTCTCTCTCTATTACAATTATCATAAGCTCATCATTGAAGACAATATTAAGAATATTATCGGTAGCTGCAAATATATATCTACCCCAAGCGCTTTGTACCTTAGTGTCACCTCTCCATAACCAATCATAAACATAAAGTATATTATCAGCATTATCTGTTTTTATTGCTAACATATTAAGGTTTGTAGATGTAGCCATTATTGTTGGAGATCCAGCAACATATTTATTAACATGTTCTGTGACTGGTCTTGCTTTCTTAGTGTCAGTTATTGAATCTGTAAAGAACTCTCTTATGCCAGTAAACCTACCATAATTAAAGGTGAAGAAAATACCATCACCTGATGCAACTGGTTCTACTGTAAGCTTTGATTCAAATGAGGTAGATGTTTCAAGAACAGAGGCACTTGTTAAAGCTTTATCACCTCTTAATATAAACTGTCCATTCTTACTAAAGAATACCATACTACCATCAAAAGATGCCATTGACTCTAAGAAATTAACTTTAGGTACATCTGCATAGAAAGATAAAGGGTCTGTTGACAGTGTTAATTGTGAAGTAGTTCTAAAGAAATCAAAGAAGCCACCACCTGTTGATTTAGATGCTAACACCTCTTCACCTGATGTAAATATTATTCTGTTTTGCATTAATCCTATATTCTGTATCTTATTATCTACAAACACTGGTTGAGGATTACTTGCGTCATCTCCAACAGTTCTATCTTCCCACTCACCTACTCTTAGTGTAAATAAAGATTGAGTTGGTTGAACAGAATCTCTAACAAGTACAACAGGCATTGTATCAACATCAAGACCAAGTGATATATCAGGAGAAATTGATTCCCTCCATGTTATGTGGTCTGTATCATTATTTTCAGCTTTTAACCAGTAATTATCATTACCAGCAAAGGTAGCTCCAGGAGGGTCTATTTCTATTAAGAACCCCTCTGGTGCTCTTTTAGGTAAATCTGTTGTACTTTTTATCTTATCTTTAACGGCAACTGTATTAGCTCCTGCTGCATCATCTTCTACACTTAAAGTAAAAGGTAGGCCACTAAATCTATTAATATAAACAGTATTTGAATCAAGAGTAAGTGTGTAATTATTACCGTTTGCTAAATTCCATGCACTTAGGCTTATATATAATTGATTAGCTACATAGTCAACAGCAACTAAAGGTGATTCAGACGGGCCTAACCCTTGTGGCCCTACATATGTTGCAGCAAGTACTGAGTCTATATATACATTAATGGTTTGTCCATAGTCCATGAACTTTACATTAATAATACCTTCACTTAGTTGTGACGGTGTATCTGTTGCATTAGCAAGAACTGTTTTAGTTGTGTTTACAAGGAATGTATAATCACCTATTGTAAGTGGTTTTATCTCTTCTCTTGGATTATCACATACTAAATAGGCTATTGCTGCTGCTGTTGAGCCTATACTGTGTATTGTTCCATCAGGACTCCATGCTTTAACAGTACCATCATCTTCTATTGATATGTGATATTGCTCTCCATCACCCCTATCATAATAGTGCCACTTAACATCAGGATCAACACTTGCTCCAATAAGCTTACCTTGTGTGTCAGTGCCTTGTCTTGTTATTAAACCTTGTACAACATCTGGTTTAAAGTTATCTGATGCTGTACACTGACCAAGAAATCTATTTTTAGCAGGTTGTTGCGATACTCCGTTTATTGGATTCCCTTGATTACCTGTGCTAAATGTCATTTTAAAACTCCTTACTCATTCCTTTTAGGATAAATACCAACTTGGCTTGAGTGACTATTAGGCCCACCAACTCTTGCTAAGAAGCTCTGTATCACACCATTATCTGTGATGCTGTTTCTCTTCTTACCTCTTGCATCTTCTCTTAGCATACTTATGTTAGCATCCATCTCATCACTTTTCTGAAATCTCCACCTTCGTTCATCAACTTCTGAATCTTGCGCCCACTCTCTACGGGCTATGTATGTTATGTAGTTTCTTGCAGTGAAGGGTATGTCCTCAAAAGTAAGTCTCATTATGATCATAAATTCAATAGCACCATCTGAGTTAACTAAATCTCTTAAGTCATATGTGTGATTAACCATATCATACATCTTATTCTGTCTTAGGCTAAGATCTCTATAATATGATTCACCTGAAGGAATAACTGATATAGCTCCTGATGGTACATTAATATAACCTGTTACTGTGTCTGGTGTTAAATTCCAATGATATTCTTTGTTAAACCAAAGACCTTTTGATAATATCCTTTCTGTCACTAACCTCACTTTAGTTAATGCAGTACCAGCATCTAAATCAGAATCTATCTCTGACTCTGTAACAGGTTCAAGCCCAATACCAGCAAGGCATACATTAACAGCATCCACTTCATTATTAAGCATATACCCTCCTATGCAAAAAAGCCCTCCCACCTAATTGGCAGGAGGGCTATTATATTACTTGTCTAACGTGTTAGACTAACTATTAAGCATACGTCTTAGTCGCTGTAGACTTACCTTTAGCTTTCTTGCTAACTTCTGTGTTCTCTGCAACTGCATTACTACCTACAATTGCCAAGTTATCATATCTGTCATAAATACAACCTTGAGAGTTCCAAGAGTCGATGAAGTATGATTTTGAATCTTTATCAAAGTAGATATCAGTTGACAGGTTAATAGAACGACCTGCAAGAAGACCATCAGAACCAGCGATAATAGCATGTGTGGCTTGCATATCTGCTGTAACATCATACCTGTTGCCATTGTCTGCATTTGAAAGAAGACTGTGATCTGCACCATCATGAGGATTCATTTTCATAAGAGAGTACTGAACACTCCCTTTAATACGAACTCCGTAGCTCTTGAGAGTACCCATAAGGTTTGTCATACCACCAGCTTGGATTTCATTAGAACCACCCTGAGCAATAGCAATAAAGCCGTAATCCTGAAGCAAGCTGAACTCATTAATAGGTACATAAATTGTAATAGATCCAATTGGTACTTTCTGGATAATAAGGCCCATTAGTGCAATTTCAATAGCAGATACAAGCATATAAGGATCTTGTGCCTGTGCAAAGGTGTCAATAAGATCAACTTTAATTGCAACACCCTGACCTGAAACTCTACTAACACCACCAGTGATAGTGTTTGCTGTTGGATTAAAAACACCACCAGTAAAAGCTCCTGCTGCAAGCTGCTGTAATGCCATTTGATCTTCAAGTTCATTCATCTTAACTATCTGATTCTTGGCAATTTTGTTCTTGTTGTCGAAATCATTCTGTACATCATGCAACTGGAATGTAGCATTTCTACCAAGAACTACAGTATCAACGATAAATGCATTCTTGTTGTATTCAACAGGTGTTGCTTCTGGTTTAGTACCTGCACTAAGTACCTGAAGAGTAGTATCACCAATAGCTTTATTGGATACCATATTAGTACCAACAACCTCATCAACATAGAAATCACCGAGTATGTTATCTTTCTTTCCATACTCTTCATGGACACGCCCATTGAACTTCTCAATAAGTAGCGTAGGGACTTCTGTGTTATTAGGTACTGCTGGATTTGAAAGGTTGTTCGAATTTGATCCTGACATTAAATTACTCCTTTTAAGTTAAAATTACTATCTTATGCTGCAACCTTATTTAAGTTGCTGTATTACTTGACTATATTCCTTTACTCTGACCAAGTTCTCTTAATTGATCAAATCTTCTTTGCTCTTCTTTGGTAGCTTTACTATATTCACCTGATGTAAATAACTCTTTATACTCAGCAACAGATAGGGGTTTTTCACCAACACTACCAGCATCACCACCTGTCTCACCTTGCTCAAGCTCTGGTATTTGTGGAGCTACAGGAGCGCCAGCTTCAGTGAACTTACTATAAAGATCAGTAATAAGTACTTGTTGTACCATCAAAGATCCATTTTCCATAATAGAATTAAAAGCTTCAAAGTCAACTTCAGATAAGCTTTCCTCTGCAAACGATGACAGGTCATCCCATCTATCTTCGCCACCCATTATCTCTAATGTGCTCTCCCAAGCTTCTGTTTCTGCTTTCTGAGATGCTTCAACACCACTCTTATACTCAGACATTGTTAACTGATTCTTTGCAGCTATCCCATCTAAATAAGCATCTACTTGCCACTTACCAAAAGCTTCATTAAGCTTCTCTCTTGTTTCCTCTGTCACACCACCTTCAGAATACATCTCTTTAGCTATCTCTGCTGCATCGAGTCCTTTCTCTCCTACGAAATTAAGGATATCAGCCGGGATATTAATCTCAACATCATGACCATCAATCTTAATATCACTGAGACTTACAGCTTCTTCAACAGGTGTATATGCATTTTCATCTGGTGTAACTGCTGGTGTTTCTGGTACTACTTCTGGTGTTACAATAGGCTCTGTTGGTACTTGCTCTGTAGGTGCTACTGGTTCCACTGGAACAACTGGCTCACTTGGAGCTACACCCTCTACTGGATCTGCCATTCTTACTCCTTCATACTTTGTTCTATCACTTTAGGTGCTGTGTTTGCCACTGTTTCTTTAACAAGATCACCATCCTGCTGTGCTTGCTGTGCTTGCTGCTTTGCTATCTTCTCTTCTTTTGTCATTAAGAATGGTAATTTCATACTTAAATTAGCTGCTGCTAATCTTGCATAATCATCAAATTTAATATCTGATTGCAGAGCTTCAGGCCATGTGTTAGGTAGTTGCATTATCTCTGACCACTGATATAGTTTTTCTAATTCACCAGTAAGACCAAATGACTCTAAACCTGAAACTATTGTAGGTACTACACCACCGGGGAATGGAAACCCAATCCTATGTAAGTATAGTTTAGCCATAGGTGTTAACCACTTCTGACCTAACCCTGAGTAATTACCACCCATGCTTACTTCAAGCTCTTGTGCATCTATTCTAAGCTCTACTGTTGTAACTCTCTCAGCATCCCTTCGCATAGCAGAGTTCATCAAGAATGCTCTTCCTACTCGCCTCTCATAGTCTTTAAGTACTTCTACGATAGGTGTAAAATCAGCATACTTTTCAAGCTGTAATACTCCAATGTCGTCAAGTTGTCCAAAGATCCATTCACCTGTAGGAGCTGTAGCAATCTCATCTATGTCTGTCACAGACCCCGGCTTGATAAGATATTTAATATCAGCCATTAAAGCCATACCTTTAGCAATAGCTTCTGTTAAGAACTCAATAACATAGAAATCACCAGAATGGTCTTCAACTAAACCTCTACCATAATCTTCACCATAAGCAGAGTTCCACCTCAAAGCTAACCAAGGTAGTTGTTCTTCTTCAACATACTGTACATCTGTTAATTGTATTGAGTCTACCGACTGTACAATAGCATACCCTTTTTTCTTAACATAATAAACCCAAGTATAGAGATCTATTACATCATCACTCTTAGGTGCAAGAGATCCTCTTTGAGCTTTAACAATCATCTGTGCATCATCTGATAACATAGAGAATTTACTTTGTTCAAGTATAATAAGCTCAGTCATGAATCCACTTAAGTTTCTTGACACTACGTATCTATCAAGAGGTATCGCTTGTAGATCACCAACTTTAGGTAGATGAACTAAGACATTTCCAGTTATAAGTAGATTTTTAACACTATTAATATATGCAACTCTTGCAGCTATTCTTGTTTGATATGTAGTTGTTTGGTCTTCTGCACTTACAAGGAGTTCAGCTAACTCTAATGGATCTTTATTTTCTGCCTCAATCAACGCCTCAAGACGCTCACCAAAGGTAAGTTTATAGAAACTCCTACCTATTGGAAACATGTTAACTGTAATCTTATTAGATAAATGATTTACTAACTCAGCACCTATCCCACTATATCCATGTTGGTTTGCTGCATCACCTCTGTTTTGACCTAACTGATCTGTGATTGTTTGAGGTAAGGTCATCCTACTATACTCTCTGGCCCTATCTAAGTATCCACTTCTATCTGATGACTTGTGTGCATACCTTCCAGCCATATCAACCTTAGAGCCTTTACCTCTACTTACCTGTGATAATAAGGATTCCATGATAACTCCTTATATGTTTAGACCAGATGCAGTTGGTGTTACAGTGCCTTTAGGTTTTAATAGTGATCTCTTACCTGATTTCTTAGAGTCAATGTCTTCATCAACACCACCTAATTGAATGTCTTCAGGATTTACTCCTTCTTCTCTTTCAGGTCTTTTTGCTGGATTAGGTATATCTGGTAGCTTTGGTGTCAAATGCTTCTTTGCAAGTAGACTACCTCCTATACCTAATGATACTGGATCAAGTCCCATAAGTTACTCCTTAATTAATTTTAAATAGTTATAGCCAAATGGTAAATAATTAGAGTTTGTATATAGCTTATCAGCAGCATCACTAATGCCTGAATTAGCACCAGTAATTATAGCAGTTGCATTGCAAGCCTTAGCCCACTTTTCAAACTCATCTGTTAATCTTTTACCTATATTTTCACCCCTGTAAGCTGGCTTGACATACAGGTATAAATCTTTTGCAACCTTATCTTTAGAGAATACATAAGAAGCAAGAGCGCTCCACATAAACCCAACAATCTTATTGTCAGCTATTGCTAAGAATATCTGTTGATCTCTGTCCTCTATTGCATAGTTTAAAGAGAGTGCTGTTTGTCCAGAGTTATATTCAAAGCAACTCCAAGCTACAGCCTCTTCGTGATATTCTTTACCTATATTAACAAGCTGTAGTATATCAAGACCAATGGCAACTCTAATAAGAACCTTTTTCTTGAGCATGTTTTATCCTATTCCTTATATCTTCAAGTACATTGTTTCTTATGAAATCAGCTAAAGAAGCCCTATGATTAAGACTTTCTGGACTTGTAATCTTCAGCAAGAACTTTTCAATATCAGGTGGAAAATACAAGCCTTGCTTCTTACCTGATAATGCTGGTGGTAGCTTAGGATCTGATGGTGATTTGTATTCTTTTGCTTTCTTCATTATACATCAGCCTCCGTCTTATCTATTCTGAGTTCACCAACTTTTGGTAGTCTTAGCTTACCCTTGCTTGATTCTTGAAGAGCGTACACTTCGAAGATCTGACCTATTGGTGTTCCATTAATAGATGTATCATGCAAGCCAGCTTCAACATGCTTATATGTCTGCCACATACCTTTTGCATCTTCATGGGTGTAACCTTTACCAAGAGGGCATTTAACTTCCTTACCATCTTTCCACTTGAAGAATAGGTTACCAATCTTACCCTTCATCTTACCAACACCTTCTTCAGCTCTGATACAAAGAAGATCACCACTCCAACCACGAACTCTCTTCATGGTTCTCCAACCCTTGTGACCAGCAACCCAATCAGCTTCAGGATTCTTAAGTACTATACCCTCTTCCCCATCAGCCACTACATCATCAAAGAATTTATCTTCTTGCTCTTGATCTTTGATCTCGTATGCATCAAGTAAGTTCATGTTTATTGGTAGTATTTGTGAGAGATGATAATGTCTATCTGCATAACCAATATATGATTTCCCACCAATAAACTCTTCAATAGGTAAGAAGTCATGGAATGCTAAATACATAACAGCTTTTACATTCTCTTTGTCTTCACTTAACACTTTATTCCTATTAGGATTTACAATACCAGATAAAACCTCAAGGTAGCAAGCATCACAGCAAAGCTCTGCAATATAAACACCTACCCTAAAGTTAGATCGTTTAATCTGATCTGTCAATATATCTGTGTTTGTAAACTTCATACCAGTTCTACTGAAGATCTCAACTTCGTTATTAGGTTTGACAACTGTGATAGAGTACACTCCATCTTTCTTAACCTGTCCAACTTTAGGATAAGACTTTCTACTCTCTGTTACTTCATCAGAGTGCTTACAAAGTTGTACTACTTTCTTCTTGTCCCTATGATTTTCTTTGAGTCCAAGGAATTGAAATACATTCATTTTAGGTTATCTCCTGTTTATTATTTAAGTTGTCTAATACGCTCTTGACATATATGGATAATCTTTTCATAATCAAGAACACGTGACTCACCTTCTTTAGTTCTTAATACTCTTTTAACAATATCAGCATCCCAAGGGTTAAGCTTATACTCAAGCCAGATATCCCAAGGTTGTATCTTATGCTTTGCATAATCAGAATTACCGATGTTAAAGTCTCTGCTATTTACTATAACTTCCTCCATTACTATGGTATCTTCAGCTACAAGTTTATTATTACTATATACAGCACAATCTATTGTATCACCATTAGCATCTTCACAATTAGTTGCTTTACTGCAAGTCCAGCATTTACTTTTAAAAGGCGCTGGCTCTACGACTATAGGTTTATTATCATTAATTAGATAATCTAATGAGTAAACTTTTCTGCACTTGTGACACATAATCTTATGACCAGTAGGTATTTCAGTTGAATCACCACATGTACATTTTAATGCTGTGTTCATAATTAAATTCCTTTAAGTTCACCTATCCACCTACCATCAGAGTCTAATAGCATTGGCATCAGGATAGGAAGTGAGTTTATAATAATACCAGCACCCATAATAGGTCTCTTTCCATGAAGATCTCCATAGGCAAATGCTGAACTTTTACGATCAAGTAAGCTACCAGGATGCATACCCCATGATAAACAAGCGTCTGAAGATTCTGTTACAATCTTAAACTCAGTATGCTTGTGGCCTTGAACTTGATTAGCTCTGTCTTTAAATGCTGTAGTTAATATATCACCAGATTTAGTATGCCTGAATAACACAGGCTCTCCATTAGGTAATGTAATACTAACTTCATTGTGCCAACTCCAACCATCTCCACCACCATTAGGAAAAAGTATCTCCCTATAGCTTTTAATATACTCTGCTGGTATCCCACATTTCTTAGCTTTTCTATATATACGAGATCCGTGATTAGAATGACAAACTTCTAATACAGGAAACAATTTAGCAAGCTCTTTTAAACAGACTCTTGCATTTGCTAACTCAGTGCCAGCGCTGTCTAAATTAGGGTCACTGTCATAAAAACTTAATGCCTGTGCATCTACCTCATCCCCTAAGTGAATAACCCTTGTGAATTTGAAATGATCATTAAGAGCTGACAAGAATAAAATTGCATCAGGGTGTTGGTAAGGTGCATGATTGCAGGAGAATGTAAGAATCCTACTGTTATCTAATTCACCTTTAGTTAGCTTTGAAACATAATCAAGAGGGCTTGGAGTTCTTATAACAACCTCTTCATTTCTTATCTTCCTGTCAAGCACAGTTGAACCTACATATGGTTTACCATTCTTCTTAGTAACCTCTGTAAGTTGTCTATACCAATAGTCAAGTAATTGAGGTGTAATAGTCCCTCTCTCTTTACTTGTTAGATACTCTGCTGCCTTTACTCTTGTCCTTGAATTATCAACAGCAAAGTGTATCTCTTCATTTGTAAATAGTTTTCTTAAATTACCTGCCATTACTTGTTCTCCCTTTTCTTCTTAGCTACTAATCTTCGTTTCTTATTAACGGCAAGTCTTTTCTCTGCTGGTGTTTTGTGATCTGGATATATTAAATCTGTTTGAGGTGTGTTGTGAAGTCTCCAAAAAGATATTAGATTTTTAAACATAATCTCTCTATCTCTTATTGATCTACACCTACCCCATGTTGTTAATGATCTTAATATAACACCTTCTACTTTACCATTACATGCCCTGTGTAAAGCTGCTCTTATTAATCCTGTTGTGTGATCATGGTCTGCAACTATATTTGAAAGCCTAACACCTCTTAGGCTTTTATTACAAATAGGACAAATACCTTTTTGTTTTAATATTAACTTTCTTTTTACTTCGGGAAGGTCTGCACGTTTAACCTTGGTAGTTGCCATAATTCCTCTCTACTTGTTTGCATATGAGCCAATTGACCTGTCTCAAGTAGCTTCTCTTCAGCAAGTTCAACTGTTTTATATTTATCTAAATACGCAAGGTGAACAGCATCATATAGTTCTGTCTCACATGTGAGATTATCAAGAAGTTCATAAGCAAACACATCACCTTTACCGGGAATACCATCATAGTTATCTACAGTATCACCTGTGATTAATTGACTATAGAAGAACTTAAGACCAACTCCTTTAAGTGCTGACATTCTATCAACCTTCTTCTTACCTACAGTGACCCTCTTGAACTTACCCTTTCCTTTGTTCTTACCACTTGAGTAAATGTCTTGCTTGGTTGTGCCTTTATACCACACATACTCTTGTTCCCATTTATCTTTAGGGCTTTTAAGTTCACCCTTTACTTTCACTTTAATCTCTCCACCATATATAATAGGCGAAGTGCATACTACAAGATCAGCTATCTTACCATTAAATAAAGGCCAATACTCATAAGCATTAATTTCTTTCTCTTTCCATTTTGGTTCTAACTTACCAAGTGGTTCAACCCACTCTAAGATACCAATGTTTGGGTGGCATCTCCATCCCGGTATGATACCAAGATCTTTATCATTTGATATTACTACGAAGTCTGAGAACTTCTTATGCTCTCCTGTCCAGAGTTCACCTTCAAAAGCTAAGTGTCTCTTCCAAGCTTCTATGCTTATCTCATCATCTGCTTCGCAATTATCTGAGAGTATAGCACTGTGAAAGTTTAGTATCCAATCTTTTATCTCATAGAAGAATGGTGGCTTCTCTTCAATTCGCTCACCTTTATAAACCTTACTCTTAGCTATCTCAATCCTGAAGTTTGATTTACTATTTGTTAGATACATTATTGCAGAGTCACAAGCTGCTTGATTAATCCACTTGTTTATCATGAAGCTGGCATGTTCTTTCTTCTTAAGAAATACATCAGACTCTTCCCAATTTGGATCTCTTTTCATCTTCAAGTACTCTTGCATATCAGATGTATACCCGACTATATAAGCCACAGCATCAGCATCAACAAGAGCTGTTCTATTACCAGAGGTAGGCCACAGCTTTATATTGTTTCCTATACCTCCTAATTCTTCTTCAGTACCATAGTTAAAGCTCATATAATCTCCTGTGCAAAAAAAAAAAAGCCCGTACCCATCC